GGAACAAATTTTTTATTAGTATATAAATCCGCAGAATTCAAACGGCCGCCAGCGGATAAATCCTGTACGACAATCGCAATTTCTTCACCAGTCCTAACAATATCAATTTCCACCGCTTCAGAATTATAAAAATTGCGTGGCGGAGATTGAAATAAACCACTTAAAAATAGTGTCGGAGACGCATTCTGAATATATACGCTTAACATTCTCTTTGTAACATCATTACTCATAATTTTACCCTCATTGATTATCTAATTGCGCCAATTCTTGTACATTTTGTACAACAATATCGTAATCCCGCAATTGATCTCTCACCACATTATCGACGTTACTATCGTCGCCATCGGCGTCTATAATCAAACGCTCTTTACGTACGTACCCAGAAATCATGGCGCGAAAAGCTTCATCGCCCGCACCTGCCGCAGTAACCGAATAGGTCAAAACAGCTTTAGGAATCCCGTTTTCATTTGTCACGCCGCCTTTCACAAACGGCACGTATTTTAGCGAAACGCTATCGCGCGCCAAAATTGTTCCCGCGGCTATAGTCGCAGCACCGGTAAATGTCAATAAACCGTCCTCAAAATCAGCTTCACGTAAAATTACGTTACCGACATCAATATTTGTAATTTCTAAATTAGCCATTATTTTAACCTCATTTCTAACGCTTCAACTACTCGTTCAGCGGTACTTTTCTCATCAGCTGCCGCAACAGCAATCTCCGCCGGATTGTCTTCAACCCGTTTTTCTTGTTCAGTTTTACGCATACCGGCCGCTAAATATTTAGCTTGTAGATCCATAGTCATACTATCGCCGTTACGTATCGCCTCAATTGCAGTTTGCATATCGCCAGATGCCTCGCCCATTGTTAAATGCGCAAGCACGCGATCGCGTTCCTGTGCTACGCCCCTTTCAATAGCCGCCTTTAAATCTAACTCAACCTCATTCGCCATTTTATTAGCCCCCGTCGTTTTTTTAATTTCCGGCACTTGCGCACCAGCTACCTTATCGATCATGCCCCGGTTTTTAGCCTCTTCAGCTAAAACTACCGCTCCACGACCAAAATTCTTTTTTACATCATTTGCCGTAGTATTTCTGCCGACAGCTATTTCATCAATAAATAATTTTTCTATCGCATCAAGTTCTGCAACTACCACATCGCGCCCTTCTTCCGTTTGCACATCAGGTCTTTTATCCGGTGCGTTAGTGCTCGTTATATCCACAACCTCTTTATCTATCCGTATGCTAGCTGCCACTCCCACACTGCCGACCATACTCGCACGATTCGAAGCTACGATTTCATATGCCTGAGCCGCGATTGCGTAAGCAGCACTCGCCGCCATTCCGCCGACCATAGCAACAACCGGTTTTGACACGTTTTTTATAACGTCCAGCACTTCGAACAGCCCTAAAACTTCGCCGCCAGGCGAATCTATGTTTAATTGTATGCTTTCAATTTTACGAGAACTTTCCGCCGTCGATACCGCCTCGATAATTTCCTCATACGTCGTATTGCCGCCGCCAAAAAATAATGCGAAAAAATCCGGCTTCGCGGTTAAAACGCCATCAATCGTAATAACCGCCGTTTCCCCCACGATATCTAAAATTTCAGAAGAAGCCGCACATTCTTTTTTAAAAGTGTCAAACTGCGCTTCCGTAAGTTTAAACTCCGACGCGTACGCTTTTTCCAATTTTTGTAAAATCTTATTTTCTAATAGCCACATATCGCCCCAATTATTCAAATGTAATCGCCAATGTTGTTTTTTCTGCAACCGCTTTCGCGTATACTTTTTGCGCACCGACCAGTTTAAACGCTACAAAAGCCCCGACTTCCAACTCCAGCGTATGCCCGATTTCATCGACCGGTAAAATATCCGATTCCCGGTATTTAAACTTTTGACCACCTTCATTTGTAATAAATCCTGTCGATCCAGCCGGCGCAATTTCCGCCCAAACAAGAGCATCAATTGTTATTTGTTCTGTATTACTCATTATCCTCACCTACCGCCTCGTCGCGTTCATCATTTGCATCAACCGGCTGCAAACTTACCCCCGCGGCAATTTTCGCCGCATTTTCACGCTTTATTGTTCGAATATTACGCGAGAATTTGGTGCCGGTCAACTCTTTAGAAGCGCGATCATTTGTCATCCAGCCCGCCCCAACCATCAATTCATATCCTTGCGCCTGCTTACGAACGTCCGTCGAAGGTTTAATTGCACCACTCCACTCTGTCACAATCCACGCTGCAAAAATATCATACTGCTGCGGATCGATACGGGCTTCAAGCAACCCGGGGGCAGCTATGCGCTGGCGCAAAACTTCACTCACGAGCCATTCTTGATAAATTGGTTTACAAAATTGAACGCCGAACTCTGAACGTACCGGATTTAAATAGTTTTTAAATTCATTTATAGCGGCTTGAGACGCCGAATAATTACTCGAAAACGATAATTGTAAAATCTCAGGAGGTATTTGATTTGCCCACGCGATCGCACGAAGCATTGCGGCCTCAAAATCCGCGAAAGCGGTATCAGTCCCCTGGTTTCCAAAAGCCGTGGGTTCTTCTCCAACCTGTAACTCTTCGATTACCAACCCTGGAATCTGGTTCGCGATATTATATTTTCTAGATACGCCATCTATCGTCGTCGCCTCAATCGAACCTTTACGCACCGCGCCGTTAGTGATCGGTTTTGTCCCGATTCTATTCTCAGTTTTTTTAATAAACATCGCGAGAACCGCATTAACCGCAGCTTTACGCTGTGTGGCATCCCTATATCGATCTATCTCTTTTAATGATTGCAAAATTATTGATAGCAATGGTTCCCCGCGCACTTCATCCAACCTTTTATCCGTACCGTAAACTAACCACGCTACGCGTCGTTTTGATTGAACCCCAAACGCCGAAATTCGTTTCATTTTGCCGTCGATGCCGCGCACGTGATACGCAACCTGCTGATTGAATTGGTTCAGCTCGACGCCATGTTCGATTCTAAATCCAGCACTTAATGTAAAATTCGCTCCTATTGGCTGTACTACGTTCTCCCCGCTGATCAACTGAACCCGCGGCAATCCCGTACGACTATCAATGCGCAGGACTACTAAAATATCCCCAACAATTAATGACTCCATTCGCACGATACGCTGCAATTTGCCAAAATCGGATTGTCTAGTAGAATCACAAAGTTTTGCTGAATCCGCCCAAAGTGCAAAACGATCTTCAACTAATTCCGACCAATCCCCCAAACTATCTTCTTCAAGCCCTAAAATTCTTTCGTTTGGAATCACTTCCGGGGTTAACCCCGTATTAATTTCATTAGTAACTAATCGACGTATAAGCCCGCGCGCATATAAATTTTCTTTAAAAAGCTGCGCAGATCGCGCACGTAGCGTCCAGTAGTCGTTAACGAGAATTTTTGTTTCGCCAAATCCGCCAAAATATTTACCACCGTCGTTATACCCATACGAATATCCATCGGGTATTACCGACGCCTGCGGTTTTAATTTTTTACGTAAAAAATCAAATATTTTCACCAATCCAGCCCCGCGTTTACTGTCCCGCCGCCGCCATACCGCGCACAAAAAACAGATAATTGATTATACAAGCCGTCGAGCAAATCCTGCATTTTTGATATGTCCGCTTTAGTTACCGTTTGCCGCGTTTGGCCGGTATCTAATGTGTATGATTGTATTAACCCGGTTTGTAATTCTAACATAGCGGTTTCAATCGCAATAATTTGCGATTTAATAAATTCGATCCGTTCTTTTAAGAAATCATCACAAGTACCCATAACACGCACTGTACCATATTAAATCACGAAGCGGAATAAATTCTCCAATCCCCTAAATAGTGCACAATGTGCGAAATAAATTTTCAGATTCTAATAAATCCCAAAACGCAACCCAATTTACGTACTCAAGATTTAAATTATTTAGGCACACATCGAACGCGATAATATCGAGCGCAGCGGCGTTATAAATCAATAAATCCCACAATTCATTTTTAGCTCCCGCACGCCGGTACCATTCGAAACCGTCGCGTTGTTTCGTTACCCTATTTATCCGCTCCCGCTTCTGTTCAGTTGTTAACTCTTTTAATTGTTCTGATGTCGCGTTTTGCGGAAAATTTACACAACGTTCGCGCTGTAATCCAAGACCATTCCAGTCCTGGCTAAGTGCCGCAGACATTCGATCTTTGTAAAAATTCACGGTAACTCCATACACCGTAGTTCCAAGCCGAGAAACAAAAGGGCTGAATTCTTTTATCGCCGCCGATTTTGGCGGGTTTTCGCGGCCTTTTAACGGATAGACGCCGGCTTCATACTTCTCACAAAAACGATATACTTGATCTGGTATATACCCGGAATCAACCAACGTCATTACGATTTTATACATCGACCCATCATCAGCTACATACCCGTCACCCTCAATCAACTCAGCTAATCGACCCCATGTTCCAGCGTCATTTTCTTGAACAGGATCGCCTTCAAATCTCCAATAATCGATCAGGTAACATCGGCAACCGCGCGTCCATCCAAAGACTGCAACCGCGATATCGTCTTTATGTACATCAACAGCACATGTTAATAATACTATTTTTCCGCCAGAAAATTCTTGCGCTAATAAATTCGGCACATCGCCGTAACTATAATCTCGCCGCGCTTGTGTTATTTTTTTAAAGCTAATTTTTTTACCACGCAACTCGAACGTTTTGCCAAGAACGTTATTGTAGAACTCCTGCATCAGTCCCAAATCTTTTGGACGGTTTTCTTTAACATCCCAGCAATTTAGGTAATCCCGTATAATCTCCTCCCACGGAAACATCGCCGCGGGCGAATACAAAGCGCTCAAATGATATGATCGAATTCCGGGGCTTCGTGATCGTGCGGTCGGACGCCACTCGCCGCGCGGCAGCATCCAAGTTTTATCGGAATTCCCATGCGGATGTTGGCAAAATTGGCATAAATATTTTACGCTGCCCTCTTCTAAAATCCCGTGCTTATCTAACTTCCAAATTAGCCCCCAAATTTCTCCGGTCTCCTCATTCCTCCCATAAAATTTCAACTCTTGCGGACGTTTACATTTTTTGCAGGGAACAAAAAATTTACGCTGATCTCCTTCAAGATAAGCACGCTCAATTCGAGACACTCCCTTTAATAACGGCGTAGATAGCCGTAAAATTTTTCGAGTCTGATTATAGGCTTTCGTTCTCGCTTCGGCGAGCTTCATTGGATCGCCATCTTTCCCCACGACATCTGGATACCCGTCGATTTCGTCTTCAAGCAAAACTTGAATCGGATTCGACCTTAACTTTGCAGCATTTTTTGCACCATACGGCAAAAGATAGCCACCTCCAACCCATTCTACTTTAGTATTCGTTTTACCGGTTTTATTGCGAGTCAATTCGTCTGAAGATTTTATATATTCGCGCAATTGGCTTTGCTGAATCATCACAGTAATGTGTCCGTCCATTCGCGTTTTAGCCAACTCCGCGTCTGCAGTTAATAGCATCATGGGCGCGCTACGAACTTGGGAAATAAAATAACCAATCGCATTCTCTAGCACACCGACCGTCGCACCAATTTGCGCGGCTTTCATAAGAGTAACCTCTCGAACTGGTGATCGAATATCCAAACAGTCAACAATTTCTCGAAGAGGCGGACTGACATCATAACTGTAAACCCCGGGCAACGGCGATACACTAGCAGGTAAATACCTATATTTTTCCGCCCATTCGCTCGGAGACAAAACTATTACACTATCGAGCAATTCGTTTACAAGTGCGGATAACCACTTTTTTTCAAGCAGCATTTATTTTTCTCCGCGTACGCAATTTTACTCCCTTCAACTGCACGCTAATCAATTCACAAACCAATTTTTCAATCTGTTCTTTTTCCATACCAGATTCATGCGCTTCTAAAATTCGGGCGGTTATCGTCCGCGGCGAATCATTCAATAACCTAGCGTTCATCGTATCAATAAGGTAAAAAAGGTGTGTTTTGACAAATTCCCGGGATATTAAATTACCAGCCGCCGCTTCATTTTTTAAACGCTTTTCTCGAATATCTTCAATCCCTTTAACTGCTTTTACCCACTCTGAAAATTGATAATCAGTCCCAAAAATATCAACAATTTCCCGCACCGTTAAATCCATAAAATTTTCAATCTCCCCGCCCATTTCCTGCAATTTTTTATCACCGGCGAAATTTGAAGTTACCGCTTTTCTTTTAATTTTTGAACTCGCGCACGCCGCACGTTTTGCCAAATACTCAACAATAATCGGGTGTTTAAGATTTATGCGATTATTTACCATGGCCTTTTTAAAATCGGTGCGCGTTAGTTTCGATATTATATTCCGGCCTGCGTGCGTAATTTTTCGAAATTGATCTCTCGTTACTAATTCACAATTTTCATTCATGCCTCATTCCCCCATCTATCCCAACCGTCAACACGCTGCCGCGCAAATAATTCAATACGAGGCAGGCTGCCTACTAATCGTACAATCAGATCACGTACCCTTGCCGGCTTTTTAGAATGTTCTTCTATCTCCGTCTCGATAATCTGCGAAATTCCTTTATCAAGCCGTATAATTGAACCTTTCGTAGCGATCAGACATAATTCAGAATTTGCACGCGTCCAATTTCCTAGTCCAAAAAAATTAGCTCCGTTTTTATTTTTTTTAATCCAACAAAACGCGCATGTGGAATACTTAAACCCCCAGGCCTTTAATACTGTAAAAGCATCCGGCAAATGCGGATACGTAACCCACAAAAATAAAATACAATCTTTCTCGGATATACGTGGAACCGGTAGCCGACATATATCATCGACCGAAATTGTCCGATAATGTAGTTCAGCCGCACAATTACCGCCGCAACTATAAATCCAGGGCGGGTCGGCATATATAACATTATATTTACGATCAATCGTGTATATGTCAACCACCCCCGCATTTAAAACCCTCGGTTTTGATTTTTCAATTTTTTCTTCAACCGCCTTTAATTTCTCCTCGCGCCGTAAATCGAGATAGGCACGATTTACACTGATGTCCTGATTTTCAAGTTTTTGTTTTATTTCCGCTGATGCGCGTTTTTCAATAGCGTGTACTCGCGCCAGCGTATCGTGACTCGTATCTGCTAATTTTGCGAGTTCCTTTTTCGTATCGATACCTTTGTCAGAATTCTGACAAACCCCCGCCGATTGATTTTCACAAGCCCGTTCTCGAAAATAGGTTTCAAATTGTAGCGCGATTTTCGCACGCTCGTATACCGTCAAATTTCGACGATTCGCCTGATGCGTAAAAATCCATACCTTCGCGGCAGTCTCATCCGCAAACTCCATATTCCGAGTTTGATATTCGATATTATACTTTTCACAAATCTCATACCGATTGTGTCCATCCAGTAAAACCCCGTTCCAAATTATTAGAGGGGATAAACACCCTTTTGCCAAAATATCTTTTTCGAGCCCTCGGCGCTGTTCGTCAGCAAGAGCCGGCAATAAATTTTTAAAATCATCTTTAATAACTATGCTCATTTTTTAATCAGTCCAATTTTGTTTAAAAAAAATACATCGTACCTGACACCAAATCTCAAAAATCGCACGAGGGTCGGGGGCGCGAATCAAAATAG